AGTTTTTAGAAGTACTGGTACTGGAGGATTAAAAGACACAAGACCAGATTCAGATGTTTCATCTACTTTAACAGATTATAATTATCATAATGTTACATTTACTTACAATTCATCTAGAACAACAAATCTATATTTAGATGGAGTAAGAGTTGGAGGACGAAATGATTTAACATCTACTAATATACATTCGACCTCAGTTGGATTTGTTTTAGGAATTTATACTGGAAATGCATTTGATTTTCCAGGAACTATAGGACCAGTTCATGTATATAATCGAGAATTATCAGCATCTGACGTTTTACATAATTTTAATGCATTAAGAGATAGATTTGGAGTTTAGGTTATATTTATAATAAACCAAAGAAACTACAATGGCAAATACATTATCAAGCACTGGAATATCTAATGGAAGCAGAATACTTCCAGCTCATATATCACAAATAACTGATGCATTATCAAAACAAGAAGCATATGATATAACAATATCAGGATCTTTAGTTGTAACTGGTTCAGCAAAATTTGATAGTACACTTTCAGCTGTTTCAATGTCAGGCGATGGTTCTGCATTAACAGGAATATTAAATGCAGTAACTGCATCCCATTCTTTATTCAATGATTCTTCATCAATTGCAACATTAGCTAATACATCTAGTTTAGCTTTGTCAGGTAATGGAGTATTTAGTGGATCGTTTTCAGGATCACATACAGGTATCATATTAACCACAGTTTCAGAAAGTTTAAATTTTGCAGACGATGCTGCAGCTGCAACTTGTGGAGTTGCTTTAGGTGGGTTATATAGAAGTGCAAGTTTTGTAAAAATTAGGATTTCATAAAAAAATTTATTATAATAAATTATTATAGTTTACAAATAAATACAAACAAATAAAAATAAAGTTATATTATGGCAAAAAAAGAAAGAACAAAAAAACTAGAACAAGTAGATATTGATTCAATAGTAGAATTAAGACAAAAATATGCTGAAAATACAAATTCGTTAGGTTTAATAACAACTGATGAATATGCAATAAATCAACAATTAAAACAATTAACAGCAGAAAAAGAAAAAATGTTTTCTTCATTAAATGAATTAAGAGAACAAGAAATAAAATTAATGGATTCACTAAAAGAAAAATATGGTGATGGACAAATAAATATTGAAGAAGGAACATTCACTTCAGTTTCATAGGTTTTTCCGTTAATGAATCATATTTATAATAAACATAATTAGAGGAGACAACTAATGGCCGAAAGAATAGTATCGCCAGGTGTATTTACAATAGAAAAAGATCAATCATTTTTACAACGAGGAGTTAGTGAAATTGGAGCATCAATTATTGGGACAACAATTAAAGGTCCTGCATTAATACCAACACAAGTAAATTCATTTTCAGAATTTGAAGAAATATTTGGATCATATACTGATGATTCATATGTACCATTTACAGTACAAGAATATTTAAAAAATGCAGGTACCATTACAGTAACAAGATTATTGTATGAAAATGGATATAATTTACAAAATGGTGTATTAGCTATTGTAGCTGAATCAGGATCTGTTTCAGAAGTGACCCATTTATTACATCCAACTCAACCAGTATCAACTACAGGTGATTCAAATGTATTTGAAGAGTCATTATTTGAAAATTTAAATTCTGGATCTTTTAAATTAAAAGTTTCCGGAGCATTTGCCACAGATTCATCAATACCAGGATATTCGGCATATTTAACTACTGACTTTATTTCTGCATCATTAGATTCAACATCTAATAGTTATATCACAAAGATATTTGGAAATAATCCTAAATCAGTAAATTATCCAGTTTATGTACAATACGAAAACAAAAATGCATTTTCATTATTTAACCAAAGTAGTGAAATATCAATGAGTTTAGCAATTGTAGATAAATATCAATTTCTTCAAGATTTTCAAGCAGCATCTACTCCGTATATAACATCACAACAAATAACAGGTGGGTCTTCTATAGACTTATTTAAATTTCACACATTATCTCATGGTAACGTAGAAAATTTTGATGTTAAAGTTGGAATAAGAGATATTAAAGTTGCATCAGAAGTATCAGATCCAAACGGATATGGAACATTTACATTAGAAGTAAGAAGAGTAAATAATCAACATTTACCTACTTCACCTTTTGATTCTGATGACACTGACAAATCACCAGACATAGTAGAACAATTTACCAATCTTAATTTAGATCCAGATTCTCCTAATTATATAGTTAGAAGAATTGGAGATCAATATAGAACTATTGATAGCGACGGTAAAATATATGATAATGGTGATTATCCAAACTTATCAAAATATATAAGAATTGAAGTAACTGAAAATGTTAAAGCAAAAGCAGTAGATGCATCTTTAATACCATTTGGTTTTAGAGCAGTAAATTCCCCAATTCCAGATGTTTCAGGTTCTGCAGGTAATTTAAACCTAGGCGCAGTATCATATGTATCATCACAAGTAATTGGAAATTCATATAGTTCAAAAAATTATTTTGGATTTGATTATACAAATTTAAATAACTTAAATTATTTAGCACCATTACCAACATCAGGTTCAAATACAGGTTCAAATACTGATTTTTACCTAGGTAATGTATCGCAAGCAGCTCAAGCTAATTTTCCTAGTATTGCAGGAGCCTATTCTGGATCTATAGGAACATCATTAGACGCTGGTAGATTAGCAACAGAAGTATCAATTAATACTAGAAAATTTATGGTACCATTTCAAGGTGGATTTGATGGATCAAAACCTAATTTACCTAAAATGTCAGGAACTAATATTAAATCTTCAAATACATTTGGATTTGATTGTAGCACTTCAACCTCAACTGGAACATTAGCATATAGAAAAGCATTTGCAGCACTATCAAATACCGATTTCTGTGATATGAACATGTTAATTACACCTGGATTAATAGACAGATTACATTCAAGTGTAACAGCAGAAGCTAGACAATTAGCAGAAGATAGACAAGACACATTTTATATAATGGATGCAGGAGCTGTAACAGATTCAATTTCAACCGTTGTTAATCAAGTTAATTCAATTGATTCAAATTACACTGCAACATATTTCCCATGGGTAAGAATAGTTGATCCAGGAAAGAATAAGCCAATGTTTGTTCCACCATCTGTAGTAGTACCAGGAGCATTATCATTTAATGATACAGTATCAGCACCATGGTATGCACCTGCAGGATTAAATAGAGGAAGTTTAACGTCTGTAATTAATACATATGAAAAATTAACTCAATCAAATAGAGACGAATTATATGAATCTAGAGTTAATCCAATAGCAAATTTTCCAAATCAAGGAATTTGCATTTGGGGACAAAAAACTCTTCAATCTAGACCATCTGCATTGGATAGAGTTAATGTTAGAAGATTATTAATAACTGTTAAGAAATTTATTGCTTCGTCAACTAAATTTTTAGTATTTGAACAAAATACAACCGCAACTAGAAATAGATTTTTAGCTATAGCAAATCCGTATTTAGAAAGTGTTAGATCACAACAAGGACTTCATGCATTTAGAGTTGTAATGGATGCAAGTAATAATACACCAGATTTAATAGATCAAAATATATTATACGGACAAATATTTTTACAACCAACTAGAACGTCAGAATTTATAGTGTTAGACTTTAATATTCAACCAACTGGTGCTTCATTCCCAGAATAAAAGTTAAGGAATGAATATTTATATAAAAGAAATAGGATAAAACATGGCATTAGAGCAAGAATTAGATGGAATTAATCAAAATGAACTATTTGATAGTGCATTTGATTGGGAACCTAAATATACCAATAGATTTATTATGTATATAGGAGATATTCCTACTTATATTATAAAAGCTGCAGCTAGACCTTCTTTAACTAATGGTGAAGTTATTCTTGATCATATTAATGTTGAGCGAAAGCTAAAAGGCAAAACTAGATGGCAAGACATTTCAATCACATTATATGATCCAATTGTACCATCAGGAGCACAGTCGGTAATGGAATGGGTAAGATTGCATCACGAATCTTTAACAGGTAGAGATGGATATAGTACTCAATATAAAAAAGATATTAGATTTAATTCTCTTTCACCAACCGGAGAAATCATAGAAGAGTGGTTATTAAAAGGAGCATTTATAGCAGATTCAAATTTTGGAACAATAGATTGGTCAACAGAAGAATCCGTTCAAATTGAATTAACATTGAAATATGATTACGCTGTATTAGAATTTTAATTTATTTATATTATAATGGGAGTATTTTGCTCCCATTTTTACTGATGTGTAATATTTATTTATAAATAAGTCATTATCATTCATACTGTTACAATAATAGCCTGGTAACATATGAAATATCTATATTTTCTTTTATTCTTTATTTGTAATTACACTATATTTTGTCAAGATACTATCTTTCGATTTGAAGAAAAACCTATAGTTGGAAAGATATTATTTACTGATCCTAATATTATATTATATAATAAAAATAATATTATAAAAGATATATCAACAAATTTTGTATTTGGATATAAAAAAAATAATAAATTATCTATATTATATAAAGAAAAAGGACAGCCATTTACCACAATACAGATGAATGATATTGTAATGGGTAGAACGAAAGGATATCAAGATCATAATATAGGAATACCATTTACAATAGGATTTTTTAGTTCATATTTTTACACATATTATAATACTAGAGGATTAACAAGAAATCCAAAATTTTCATCATTAGCATTTACAGCAGTTCCATCACTATTATTTACATATATAAAACCTAGGGCAAATAAAAAATGGAGTTTAGAAAAAAGAATAGGATATCAATTATCTAGATCTGAAAAAAATCAAGTTGCTTCTTGGTGGGGTGCAGTATTAGGCACTGCTACTATATTTACACTCTATTTTTCAAGTAACTAATATTTATAATAAAGTTTTAAAAAGGAAAGTTATGGCAAAATTAACAGATCGTTATTCAAACGAAAATTTAATAAATTTAGCAACTCAAAATTACGACAAAACAAAAAAGAGTACTTTACCAACTGAAGTAGTAACATTAGCTTCAGGAGGAAAGGTATATCCAAAAACAAATCCATTAAGCTCCGGCAAAATAGAAATGCGTTATATGACCGCTTATGACGAAGATATACTAACAAATGCATCATATATAAAAGAAGGAATTGTTTTAGATAAGCTGTTAGAAGCACTTATAACCTCTGATATCAATGTGTCTGATATAGCAACTGTAGACAAGGATGGATTAATTATACATGCAAGAATAGTTAGCTATGGGAAAATGTATCCAGTATTAGTAACAGATCCAAAAACTGGAAATTCATTAGAACGAGAAGTTGATTTAACAAAAATTTCTGCAATTAATTTTAAACTAGAGTCAGATGAAAATGGTGAATTTGATTACAAAGTTAATGATGATTTAACATTAAAATTTTGTTATGCAACAGCAGACGGAGAACAAACAGTATCTGAAGCATTACAAAAAGCTATTACTCAAGTTAATAAATCTAGATCTGCAGAAGAAATAAAACATTTTATTCAATATGAATTTTTAGCAGTAGATGCTAAAAAATTTAGATCATATATTGCAGACAATGCACCTGCAATGAATTATGAATATGAATTCGAAGGTGAAGCAGGAGGCACCTTCACTGCAAGGTTTCAACCTGGAACAGACCTTTTTTGGTTTTAAACCATCTGATCGTGTTAACTTACATGATCAATTATTTGATATAATATGGGCAGGCGAAGGTCGTTGGACCTGGAATGATATATATCATATGCCACTATTTCTGAGAAAGTTTTATGTTAAAAAACTAAATTCTATATATGAAAAACAAAAAACTGCAGAAACTACAAGAAAAAAGAAACCAACACCAAAAGATAAGATCGCAAAACCTCCTATGTAAATATTTATATAAAAAGATATTTGCATGAATATTTCATATAATTATATAAAACAATTAAAATTACTACCCAATATTGGACAAGGAGCTGTAGTCCCAGGCGGCGGAAAAGATCCAAAATTTAATCAAGATCAACAAGAAGCAGAAAGAAGACGTGCAGACTTAAAAGAAGACACGAATACATTATCAGCATTTCAAAAATTAATTTTAGATGTTAATAGTTCATATGCCAAACAAGCATTAACAGTTAACAATGTTATTGGTGTTCAACGAGATTATACATCAGCCGTTGTTAATTTAACAAAACGTTTAACATTTTTAGAACAACGAAATAAAGAATTAAATAAAACATTTGGTATTAATTCAAAACAAGCAGCTGCATTAGGAACAACATATGATAAACTAGCTGTGTCATTTGGGGTATCTGGAGAATCAACAAGACAATACGGACAAGACTTAAACAAATTGCTTCCTGGATTACAAAAAACTGTAGCCGGTTCTGGAAAATTAGGATCTGGTTTAGTTAAACTTCAAAATGCATTTCAACAAAATTTAGGATTATCTGGAGAGACAGCAAATAATTTTATTAGATTTGCTGGTGGGTCTGAAGATGCATTACTCGCAACATTAAACACAGCACAAGCTTTAGAAAAAGTAACTGGCTTACAAGGATTAAACCGAGATCTAACAAGAGATTTATCTAATTTAGCACCACAAATACAATTACAATTTTCAAAAATTCCTGGATCATTGGAATTAGCTGTACTAAAAGCAAGAACATTAGGAATGTCATTTTCAGATTTAGCTGCAACAGGAGAAAAATTATTAGATGTAGAATCATCAGTAAATAACGAATTAGAATATCAATTACTATCCGGTAAACGATTAGTTGATACAAATGGTAAAAGTTTCACACAGCAGTTTAGACAAGCAGCAATAACTGGAGATGCAAATGCTCAAGCTGATGCAATGAATAAAATTCTAGAAACTCAAGGAGATACAATAGAAAATAATGTATTTGCTAGAAAAAAATTAGCTGAAACATTAGGAATTGAAGAGAGTAAATTAGCAGGAATGGTTCAACAAAGAAAACTGTTAAAAAAATTAGGGCCAGAAGCTGAAGGTATATTAAAATTTTCAGGCGATAAGTTAGCTGCAGCAGTAGATGATTTTAAAGCAAACAACGCAGACAAAGCAGCAGATTTAGATAAAGCTTTAGAATTGGTTGACAATCGGACTACCGATCAAATACTAATACAAACTTTAAAATCAATTGAATCTAAATTATTAACTACGGATGTTAAAGAAGGAGGTTTAAGAAATGTAATTCCAGAAACTGGTACAGAAACTGGACAAGTTGCCGGATTACGAAAATTAATATTAACAGACATTAAAGGATCAATTACTGATTTTACTACATCTGGTAAATCTTTTACACAAGAAATTTCTTCAACAATTGGATTATTTGCAACAGCAACTGAAACATTGAAAAAACCAATAGAAAAATTAGCTGCAGTTATTCCTGTACTTGGTAAAGCAGCTACACTTTTAAGTAATATAGTATCTGGATTAGCTCAGACTAAAGAAATAACTGCATTAGGAGATTCTGGAATAACACCAGATGTTACTACAACAAACACTGAAGATGGAATAATAAGAGTTAATGATGCTGTATTATTTAATCCAAATGACAAATTTAATATAGTAGCATCAACAAGTCCTGGAGCATTAGCTCAAGCAACATCGGATATAACTGGCGGAAATTCTACAGGACCTTCGGCACAAGAAATAGGAGCAGCTGTTGCAAAAGCTCTACAAGGAGTTAATTTATATGTATCACCAAATGAATTAGCAGCAGAAATGGCTTTTAATTCTTATAATATAAACACTTAAGGAAAACCCATGTTAATAACATATACTAGCAAAAGATTATCAGATTTAAGTGAAGAAGAATATAGAAAAGCTACTATAGAAACTCCAACTAATTTTGGACGATCTAATACTATAGATTTAGTCGGCGCAGACAAAAATCAACAAATAGGACAAACATTAAATAGTGATCCAGTTTCTGATATTGATAGAATAGTTTCAAATCATACAAATGCAACTGCAGAAAATTCTTTGGGAAAAATTGGAGCAAATGTAGTAGCAGGAGCTGTTAATAATTTAGGAATTCCAACGTTAGGACAAGGAATAGGAGCAGTAGCTGGAGGAATGCTTCCTCCAACATATGCAACTGTGCCATTTTTAAATCTAGGAAAATTAAAAACGCTAGGAGGAATGACTCAAGACTTTAGATCAAGAAAGGGATTTGGAAGTGTTTCTGATTTTGTAGGCAAACGGTTAGACGGATCAGCTGCAGCAGTATCAATTGAAGGAAAAGGTCGAGCTAGAGCAGCAGCGTATGCTGCAGCTAGTATTGCACCAGGAGGAGCATATACATTATTTAATCGTGAAACGTTATATGGAGAAGGAAATCCTGGATCTCCAATGGCATTACGAAATGATTTCACTGCAAAATCAACGGTAACAACCAAATGGGATGAAACAAAGAAGAAATGGATTCCTACAAAAAATCCATTGCAACAAGCTTTGGAATTCCGAGGAGACAAAGTAAATGTTATTGATTTTCGAAAAGGAACATTTGCAGATACATATAGATGGAAACCAAATATAAATCTAGGAAAAGTAGGAGAGGTATTAGGCGCAGTAATTAATGATCCTGGAGTAACTCAAGATTATATTAAATTCTTTTTTACTGGTCCTAATATAAAGTTTGGAGATACAGAATCAGTTGATGATATTATGACATTCCGAGCTAGTATAACTAGTTTAACAGACACATTTAATCCACAATGGAATCCAGTACAAATGATAGGAAGAGCAGATCCAAACTATCATTATTCTGGATATAGTCGTGATATGAACTTAGATTTTACTATATATGCAACAGATCGAGATGAATTAAAACCAATTTGGAGAAAATTAAATGCATTAGCTAGTTATACTGCTCCTGAATACACTAAAGATAGTATTGCAATGAAAGGTCCATGGATGCGTGTAACTATTGGAGATTTATTTAAACAAACTCCAGTATTTATTTCTAGCTTATATTACACGTTAGTAGACAATGAAACAACATGGGATATTAATATAGAACATGATCCAACTAGAATGCAAGTACCAAACAAAGTACAAGTTTCTATGGGATTAACAGTAATTACAGATTACTTACCAGAAAAAGGAGGAAGAATGTATTCATTAAATAATGGTAATGCGTTAGATGAACTAGGAGATAATAATTGGTTAAGTGACAGTGTTAATTCTGGCCCTAAATTTAAAGTAGATATTGGAAAAATTAAAGAAAACAAATGAGTAGATATACAACAACAAAACAAATAAAAGATGCATCTGGTAAAAGAAAAGCAGAAACGACTATTTTACCAGTAGTACCATTGTCAGATGATGATATATACATACAAGTAACATCGCCAGAGCGATTAGATTTGTTAGCTAATAAATTTTATAATGATGTTAGTCTATGGTGGGTAATTGCAACTGCAAATGCTCTAGGAAAAGGATCATTATATGTCCCGGAAAATACAAGACTACGAATACCTGCAGCTACAAAAATACAAGATACTATAGAATTATTAAATAATTCAAGATAACATTATGACTGGTGATATATTTTATACAAATGTTGATGAAAACTTAAAAACTGAATTAAATGCTCGTGGTAGATCCGGATTTAATCGATCAAATCCAGATCAATCTTCTAGAAGTTTACATTTCATGTTAGACAAAGTAGCTAATGTAAGCTTAGCTGCATATGAAGGACAAGACCGTAGAATAATTATTGACAGCTCTTATATTGGTCCAATTAAAACAACAAAAATAGAATCTGATGCTGGAGTAAAATCATTTGAAACATTTATAAAACCATCATTTTTGCCAAATAGCTATTTAGATCCAAAAAAAAGAAGTAGAAAAATTGTTACAGATATAGACTTAAAGTCATTTCAAATAGAACCAAAAGACGGAAAATTAAGTGTATCAGGCAAAGCCGAAAAAGATCGTGAAACGTTTAATAATGTTAGTCAAAGAATACCGCCTGTTATAACTGCTTGTAGTATGACTATTGGAGATAATTCACAAGGAACATTAAACAAAGCAGAGATACAAATTTTAATACCAAATGCAGACGTTGATCTAGATGAGATAGAAAAAATATATTTTAGACCAGGTCGATTAATTCAATTACGAATAGTACATCCCGAATCCGCAGTAATAACAAATCAACGATTAACTACTGAAAATATACTTCCGAGTTTGGCACAATTAAAGAAACAAAATCCAAATATGCAATTAGAAACATTGAATAAAATCAATGAAACACATTTTGAAGGAGTTATAACATCATTTGAATTTAGTTATGAGCAAGATGCATCTGTATCAGCTACAATTTATACGACTGGTATTAGCAATGTATATACAGATTTAAGTATGCTAATAAACGAACAAGATTTTATTACTGGATCTTTAGGATTTTCATATATTGACGGAGATAAAAATAAAAAGAAAGTAATATCAGGGTCTGCAGACGAAAAAAACAAAAAACAAAAACAACGTAATACATTTTATGAAGGTTTATTAGAAGAACATGCAGATTTTTTAGGCAATATAGAAAATAAAGCCGGCGGACCTCAAACAGTTGGATTTGCATATGGTCCAAACTCAAATGAAAAAGAAAATTCTGATGCATATATGGCATTTGTTGACGGATTAGCTCAAAATGAAGATGAAG